GAGTGCGATTGCGTGGCCGAACCCGAGGTTGAGGATGTGCCCCAAACGGTCCAAAGGCCTACCGGGGCGGAGATGTTCAACGAACTTACCCCCGCAGAGCAAGCCGCTCGTGTGGGAGATGGGGCCGCTGAAGCGATTCAGAAGGGCCGCATCACTCTGTCCGACCTGTTGGGCCATTCACCAATGGTCAACGAGCCGGACTGGATCACGCAGCGCCCCCTTGCGGACGCTCTCTAGTAACCGGACGCCAGCGGTACTGGCGGCAACCCACTCCATTAGGAGGCACATATGGCAGAGGAAACGGCACCCGCCGAATCCCCCGCACCGGAAGCAGCCACGGCTGATTCCACCACCTTCACCCAGGCACAGGTCAACGACCTGATCGCTAGGGAGAAGGGCAAGATCCAGAGCAAGTACGGCGACTACAACGAGTTGAAGTCAAAAGCCGACAAGCTCGCTGAGATCGAAGCGGCGTCCGCCACTGACCTTGAGAAGGTTCAGAAGAAGGCGGCGCAACTGGAGCAGGAGAAGGCGGCAGCCGAATCCAAGCTTCTCCGTTACGAAGTTGCCAATGACAAGAGCGTCCCGGCTGATGTCGTGGAGTTCTTGAAGGGCAACACCCGCGAGGAACTTGAGGCATCCGCCGAAAAGCTCCTTTCGTTCACGTCGAAGCAGGCGGCAACGCCCGATTTCGATGGTGGGGCTCGAGAGACCTCCACCGACCCGCAGCAGGCCGACACTGAAGCTTTCATCACGCAGCTTCTCGGCATCCAACCCACGCAGTAATTCACCGCCCCGGAACCGCCGTCCCATGACGGCCAGCCACCGGACTAGCGGGGCTCCTGAAAAAAGGAGCTAGCCAAATGGCTAACAACACTCCGCTGTCCGGCCTGTCAGACGCAGCCGGCGGCATTCTTCTCCCGCCCGAACAGGCCGGAGTTCTCACTAACGGCATCCTGAGTGCTTACAACTCGCTCACGATCGCCGGTGACATCAAGACCACCACGTCGCGCCAGAACGCTTTCCAGATCTGGAATGGCACTCCGACCGCTTCGTTCGTCGGGGAAGGTGGCACCAAGCCGGTTACCGGCGCAGAGTTCCTTGGTGGAACCCTGAACATCAAGAAGATCGCGACCATCGTGACCTTCACCGATGAAATGCTCGAGGATGCCGCTACCGGCAACATCGAGTTCCTGGTTGACGGCGGCATTCAGCTCGCTATCGCTAACACCATCGACGCCAACGTTGTTGGTCGTTCCGGTGGCAGCAACGTGTCCACCAGCTTCGACTCGATGCTGCGTTCAACCACGCAGACCGTCGAGGTTGATACCACCAAGCAGGACGGTTACCAGACCGCTGTTTCCGCCGCCATGGGTACGCTCGAGGCGAACGGTTACGGCATGGACATGGGTCTCGTCATTCCGAATGACGCGGCACGTTACGTCCGTGATGCCCGCGCCACCAGTGGTGGTACGGCGTCGTCTACCGCTCAGGCCCAGGCGCTGTACGGTCAGGCGAGCGACCCGTTCTACAACATCCCGCGTGTCACGTCCGCCAACCTGGACAACGTGACTGGCGGTGCCGGTTCCGGCAAGATCGTCGGTTACGTGGTTTCGCGTCCGAACCTCCATGTGAGGCTCCGGAGCGACACCGTTGTCACCCGGTCGAACGAGGCTTCTGTCGGGGGCACCAGCCTCTTCCAGAACGACCTCACGGCGCTGCGTTACGTGAACCGCGTCGGGTTCTGGATTCACGACATCAACCGTTCGGTTGTTGCTCTGACCAACGCCTCCTAGGGCGTTTAGGTAAGTGATGGAGCGGGCCGATCAAATGGACGGATGGCTGTTCCGGGTTCCCGCGAGGAATCCGGCGCATGCCGACCCGGAGTGGTTTCAGCGGGATCTCGATGAACCGATCGAGGACCCCGACACCCCCATGATCGACCCGCTCCCCACTGACCGCCATCGCCGCGTTCCCGGCTTCGACTACGGAGACTGAAAATGACTGAAGCAGAAGCCCAGGCGCAGATTGAACGGATGGTTCTCGCGACCGAGGACCCGGCATTGACCGCCGATGAGATCACCGACCTTGTGAGTGCCGCGGCCCGCCCCGACTCGGATGGGTATGACCGCACGGACACGGCATGGACCCCGACATGGGACCTGAACGCCGCCGCCGCGGAGGGCTGGTCGCGTAAGGCGGCTAAGGCACACAACCTTTTCAACTTTGCCGAGGATGGGCAACGGTTTGACCGTTCCCAGATTTACGCGAACTGTGTCACCCAGCGCGATTACTACGCCGCTAAGGGACATGGGGCGCTTCCCGATTTGAGCAGCTAACCCGCTGCCACCAAGTGTGGGGCGGCAGTCGGTGGCTGCTGTCGCTCCGCAATTTTCATTCCTAGCCACAACGCCACCGCAAGGAGCCACCTTGTCTGACAAGACGAAGCTGCTTTTCCACTCGAACGCCCCGCAAGTGATGACGGGGTACGGGCAGCAAACCGCCCTGTTCACCCCGTTGCTGAAGGACCACTACGACGTGACGATCTCGGCGTTCTACGGGATCGAGGGCCACGTTTCAGCGTACGAGGGCATGGCGGTCCTGCCCGGTATATCCACCGAGTACGGGAACTCCACGATCCTCGAGCACGCGAAGGTTACGGGCATCGGCCCTGACGATCTTGTGGTGACGCTCATGGACGCATGGGTGCTCGACGCGAACGTGTGGGGCGCTTTGCCGCTCGCGTGTTGGGTGCCGGTCGACCATGATCCAGCCCCGACCCCGGTGACCGGGTTCTTCAAGCAGTCGGGCGCTGTCCCGATCGCCATGTCCCGGTTCGGTGAAGCGAAGCTCCGTGAGGCCGGTCTTGACCCGCTGTACGTGCCGCATGGCGTGGACACGGAGGCTTACAAGCCGCACAACCGCGCCGAGGCCCGGAAGGAAACGGGGCTCCCGGAGGACTGTTTCATTGTGGGGATGGTTGCGGCGAATAAGGGCAACCCGTCCCGTAAGTGTTTCGCGGAGGCGTTCGAGGCGTTCCGTGCTTTCCATGCGAACCATCCGACCTCGAAGCTGTATGTCCATGCGGAGGCGACGGGACGGTTCGGCGGGGTGTACCTGCCCGACTTGATCCGTTCGGTGAACCTGAACCCTGACGCGGTGATCTTCCCTGACCAGTACCGGGCGGTTCATTTCCCGCACAAGCCGGAATACATGGCGAAGATTTACTCCAGCATGGACGTGCTGCTCTCCCCGTCCGCCGGGGAAGGGTTCGGCATCCCGGTCATTGAGGCCCAGGCTTGCGGTGTTCCGGTCATCGTCAGTGATTTCTCCGCGCAACCGGAGCTTTGCGGTGCCGGCTGGCTGGTTGAGGGTGTCCACACCTACACGGCGATTGGTTCCTTCCAGTTCAAGCCGTCGGTGAAGGACATCCACGAAGCCCTGAAGTCGTGTCATCGCCGCACTGGTCGTGACATTGGCACCCATGCCCGTAACGCCCGCGCCCACGCGGAGAAGTACGACGTGGATCTGGTGCTGAAGGACTACATGCTTCCGGCGCTCGAGGAGGCCAGGGCACGTTACGCGGCTCGGAAACCGAAGACGCTGAAGGCTGCGGCGTGAACGTCGCGTTCATTTACGACCCCGGCTGTCTAGACGGCTCCAGGGGTGGCGCTGAACTAGCGATGGACGAGTTCGCGGACCTCGCCCCGGACGGCGTGAACATGACCTCTGTTGAGGAGGCCGACACGGTTGTCATCGGCAACTGCGTCCATGTGCCGTTCGACATTGCCGGTCTGCTCGAGGACAAGGTTGTGTGGCGCTTCCACCATGACCTCGCACGGGACGAAAGCCCTGACCTGTGGGACTGGCTTGCGGAGAACGCCCGCCACATCTTCACCTCGCCCCTTCACGTCAAGCTGTACGGCTGGCAGGGCGAACACGATCTCGTCCCACCCTGCCCGCGTCTCGCGGATTTCAGGCCGAACCGGGAGACACGCCGCCACCCGAAGCGTGAGGGAATCGTCACGGTCGGTTCTTGGCAGGCCCCGAGCAAAGGTGCCCGTCTGGTTTCCGAGGCGATTTACAAGGACGAGCTCACCGCTGATTGTTACGGCACCGGGGCGTTCCCGCCTTACGGTGACCGCATCACGCAGAAGGGTCCGGTTGACCACAGGGACCTTCCGGGAATCCTTCATCGTTACGAGCAGTTCGTGTTTCTGCCGATCGCCCCGGAACCGTTCGGGCGTTGCGTGGCGGAAGCATGGGCGGCGGGGTGTGACGTGATGACGAACGATCTTGTTGGCGCGAAATGGTGGATTGAGAACGACCCGGACAAGCTCTGGACCGCCGCCGAGGACTTCTGGAGGCTCGTATGTCAATAGACATCATCGTGCCGACCGTTACGGGCCGGGAGTCCTCGCTGGAACGGTGCCTTGAATCGTTTCCGGGTTTCAACCACATTGTCGTGAAGGACTTGCCGACGTGCGGCGAGGCATGGATTGAGGGCATCAAGCGTTCCTCCGCCGACCACATGCTGCTTTGCGCCGATGACATCGAGGCGCACCCCGACCTGGACCTAGCCGTTTGCGTTGAGGCGGTCGAGGACGGTTACCTGCCCGCACCGATCGTTTACCGCCCGAACGGAAGCATTGAGTCCGCCGGCGGCGATATGGGAGCCCCAGGATGCCTCCTAACGGACGTTCAGCCCGATTGGACCCCTGTGGACTTCACACCGATGCCGTTCTGGTCACGGGAGCAGGCCCGGAAGATTCGCATGATTCCCGCGCACTACATGACCGACGTGTGGGCCAGCCATCGCGGACGGCAGCTCGGTTACGAAACGGTGCTCCGTCACGACTACCGCCTGATTCATCATCACGAAATGGTTGGCAGGCGCTTCGACACCGGCGGCGACCATCAGATCTACGACGAAGCGATGAGCAATGCCGAATCCTGACGTTTACGCCTCGCACATGAGTGTCCTGAAGGCATTGCTGAACACTCACCGGCCAAAAAGGGTCCTCGAGTACGGGGCGGGGCTTTACTCCACGCCGCTGTTCTTGAGCCGTACCCAGTGGAGCAGCTTGTGTCGGTTGAGCCCGACCCGGATTGGCGGCACTGTATCCGCAGCCTCCATGACGATTCCCGCCTTCACATTCTCGCCGCTGGGGATTTCCGCCCTTCCGACTTCGATCTCGTCTTCATTGACAACGGGCAGGACGGCGCGGAACCGCTCGGCGCTGAACGCGCCGCAACGATCCGTGACGTTCTTTCCAAGAAGCATCCCATCGTCGTTGTTCACGACGCCGAGGTTCCCGAATACGCCACCGCCATCGAGGAGTACGCCATCAATTTCTCCGTGTTTCCCACAGCACCCGACACCTGCGTGATCCACCCATGAGAATCCTGATTACCGGGAGCCTCGGCACGATCGGTGTTCCGCTCACGTTCGAGCTGTCCGACCGCGGCCATCAGGTGTACGGCACCGATGTTCGGCACACCGACCAGGAGGTTGAAACCTTCATGCGTTCGGACGTGGCCGATTACCGGCAGCTCCAGAGGGTGTTCCACGAATACAAACCTCACGCCGTGGTCCATCTAGCGGCTGAGTTTGGACGCCATAACGGGAACCGCCATTACGAGCAGGTGTGGCGCACGAACCTGATCGGCACCCACAACGTCCTTGAACTTTGCGACATCTACGGAAGCAAACTCATATTCGCCAGTACCTCCGAAATCTACGGGGAGTGCGAGGAACCGTGGCTAACGGAGGATCTGTCGGAGAAGATCCCGTTGCGGCAGCCGAACGAGTACGCGCTGTCCAAGTGGGCGAACGAGCAGCAGATCCTGAACTACACCGCCCGCCACGACGTTGAGGCGGTCAGGCTCCGGTTCTTCAACCTGTACGGGCCGGGGGAGAACTACCACCCGTTCCGTTCGGTCGTGTCCCTGTTCTGCCATCGCGCCCTGAACGGCATCCCCTGGGACGTGTATGAGGGGTATTCCCGCACTTTCATGTATGTGGACGATTTCATTCCCACGCTCGCTAACGCGATTGATGCGGAGGCGGGAAGCGTTTATAACATCGGCGGCAACGATTACCGCTCGATCCGTGAGCTCTCCGACCTCGTCCTGAACCAGACGGGGGCCAACTCGGACCTCGTTACCTACTTGCCCGAGGACGTTCACAACGTCAAGTCGAAACGCCCTGACAACTCACGGGCCATCGCTGACCTCGGCCACGACCCGAAGGTGACGCTCGAGCAGGGCGTCCCGCTGACCCTCGAATGGATGGAGTCGTAATGACCCGTTACAAAGTTACCGGCACCCAGCCGGTCCTTGACCAGCAGCCCGGACACATCTTCGAGGCGGACATCCCCTCCGAGCTTGAGGCGTATCTGTTCGCCATCGGTGCCATCAAGGTGCTCGACAAGGCTTTCGGCAAGACAGAGAAGCCGAAAGTGCTTGACGCCCCGGTGTCGCTACCCGAGAAGCCGAAGAGTGCTGACCGCTGACCAACTGACCGCGATGCGGTTAACGATGACCTCCTCCCTTGCTGGGACGGCGATCATCCAGACCCAGAGTTACCAGTCGGATGGCGGCGGCGGCGGGACCGTTGCCTGGACGAACGCCGGTACCATCCCGTTCCGAATCGCGACCCTGACCGCAGGGGACGAAAGGGTGGCGGGCGGTCGCATCCACCCGGACACCGAATACATCGGAACCGCTCCCGCTGGCTCCGGTGTCATTACGGACGACGCCCAGATCCTTTATGGCTCGCAGACGTTCGCTGTCACCGCGATCCATGCCCCGCGCACCTGGGAAGTTTCCCGTCGCGTGGAGCTGAAGGAAGTTGCCTGATGGGTTCCTTCAAGCCGTACTCCACACTTGCCCAGAAGGGCGGCGCGGTGCTGGTCAACGACATTCCAGAGATCCAGGGGGACCTGAAGGAAGTGGTTGGTGAAGCACTGAAGGCCGGTGCCGAAGAGATCGCCGAGATTGCCCGCCGGAATGCCCCGGTCGGCAGCGGTCGCGACCCGCACCCCGGTCGCCTTCGTGACTCCATTGAGGTCATTCAGGTCAACGAACCGGGACAGGTCGGCTATCGCGTGATCGCCGAGGCGCAGGCCGACGCCAATGGCCGAGAGGGAATGCCTTACGCCGTTCTGGTGGAGTTCGGCAGCGCCCACAACCTTCTTGCCAAGCCGTTCCTGATGCCCGCGTTCTTCGAGAAAGAAGAGCAGGTTGTGGAAGATGTCTATGAGGCGTTGAAGGAACTATGAGCACCGCCGTCCGCGAAAGCCTTTACGCGAAGCTCGCCGCCACATCCGGCGTGACCTCCAAGCTAGCTACTACCACCTCCATCTACCACGGGCAGGCACCACCTAACGCCGCCTACCCCCTCGTCGTGTTCTCGAAGATGGCGGGCACCAAGACCCGTGCGATGGGCAACCCGAATGCCTTCAACCGTGAGGTATGGATGGTCAAAGCGATCGACAAGGGCGGAAGCTCCAAGGTCGCCGAGTCCATCGCCGAAGCGGTCGACACCGCCCTTGATGGCGGAACGCTAACTGTCACGGGAAAGAAACTTGCTGACCTTACCCACGTCTCTGACGTGGACTATCTGGAACCCGAAGGGGACCAGATTTACAGGCACCACGGCATCAACATCGCCGTGATGCTGACTGCTCCATAGCCACCACTCCAGCCACCACTGCGGGAGGCGCGTTTGGCGCGTTCTCCGCTCCCAGGCGCTCCCGCGCTTCCCAGCAATCCAACTCCAAAGGAGTGAGTTCACTATGGCGAAAGAGATCCTTCGCTCAGTAAAGATCACGGTCAACTCCGTGGATCTGTCAGACCATTGCTCGCAGGTGTCCCTCGAGGACACCGCCGCCGAGGTCGATACCACCGCGTTCGGCCAGGGCTACAGCGACATCCAGCAGGGCATCAAGAACGCCAGCATTTCCGCGACGTTCTTCAACGATCACGCTTCCGCGTCGGTCGCTGACACCCTCCAGCCCCTGTACGCCTCGGGCGGCACGTTCAACGTGAAGGTCTGGCCCGATTCGGCAGGCACCGTTGTTTACACGCAGCTCTCGCGTCTGATGCAGCGTCCGATGCTCGCCGGCGGCGTTGGCGAGGCCAGCACCCAGGACGTGACGTTCCAGAACGCAGGCACCGCCGGAATCACCCGCGGCACCTCGTGACGTTTAGGGGGTCGGGCATCCGTCCGGCCCCCAGGCCACCGGCTTTTTAGCCACCAACAAGAAAGGGGAACCTCATGGCGAGGCTTTCCAAGGACGCACTTCTCAGTGCGAGTGACATCCGGCAGGAAGAAGTTGACCTGCCTTCCATCGGCGGTTCGGTGCTCGTTCAGGGCCTGTCCGCCGCATACTCCAACGAGGCTCAGTCCGAGGCCCTGGAGATGGTTACCTCTGGGCGCGAGCAGATCGCCCGCGTCAACACTCAGAAGCTGGAGAACCTTCAGGTGCTCCACGGTTTCGTCGATCCGAAGTTCGATTCACTCGCCGAGGTTGAGGCGTGGATGAAGAAGAACGGCCCCGCTGCCAAAACAGCGGTCGCGAAGATCGACGAGCTCTCCGGTATCGACAAGGAGGCCATCGTGGAAGCGAAGGCCAAGTTTCCGAGCGGCGGAGAGGATGCGGGCGGGGCAGACGTGGGTGATGGAACTCCCGCCAGGGGTGCCGGACCCGCTGTTTCTTCATGAGTTAGCACTGGAGATGGGCAAGAGCGTCCGAGAACTCTGCGAGAGCATGTCCGCCCACGAGCTTTGTGTGGAGTGGCCGGCTTTCTTCGAGGCCCGCAATCGGATGCGTGAACAAGAAGCACTTAAGCGGGCAAATCGTTGATCGGTTTGTCCGCTTTTTTCATTCCCTGAAAGGAGGTGGTTCCCTGTGGCAAGCACTATCGCTGCGCTAAACATCATGGTCAACGCCAACACGGGTTCGGCTATCGGCCAGTTGTCCTTGCTGGACAAGAAGCTGAAGGAATCGCTTGGCGTGGCGAACGCCACCTCCACGGGGATGACCGCGAAGCTCGGGCCTAAGATGGTGGCCGGTGCCGGTCTGGCCGCTGTCGGCGTGGCCGCGGTGGTCGCCGGCAAGCAGCTGTTCGACCTCGGCAAGGACCTGGACACCGCCTACGACAAGATCCGTGTCGGCACCGGGGCGACGGGCAAGCGTTTGGACAAGATGAAAGCGGACTTCCGTTCCGTTGCCAGCTCTGTTCCCGATGACTTCGACACCGTTGGGAAGTCCATCGCGGGGCTGAATACCCGACTTGATCTGAGTGGCAAGCCGCTTCGGAGGATGTCGCGGAACATGCTGAACTTGTCTCGGATCACCGAGACTGACCTCGAGGGCAACATCAAGTCGGTGTCCCGCGCTTTCCAGGACTGGGACGTGCCGGTGAAGAAACAGACCCGTTCGCTCAATGGCCTGTTCAGGCTGTCGCAGAAGGGCGGCGGTGATGTGAGCGAGCTGGCCGAGAACATCCAGAAGTTCGGTTCCCCCTTGCGGAACCTTGGGTTTGACATTTCCGAGGCTGCGGCAATGTTCGCGACGTTTGAGAAGGCGGGTGTGAACACGCAGACGATGGTTCCAGGCCTGAAGCTGGCTTTGGCGAACCTGACCGCCCCGACCGACAAGTTGAAGGGTTCCCTCGATTCGCTTGACGTGGCGATCGGCAACCCGAAGAAGGGCCTCCAGCAGGTCATGGACCTTCTGGGTGACAAGTCGAAGTTGAAGGCCACAGACAAGATCAACCTTGCGATGCAGGTGTTCGGCAAGCGGGCGGGTGCCGACATGGCGGAGGCCGTGAAGCAGGGCCGCTTCAACGTGGACAACATGGTCAAGACGTTCAAGCATGGCTCCGACACGATCGGCAAGACCACCAGGGACACAAATGATTTCGGCGAGAACATGGCGATCTTCGGCAACAAGATCAAGATTGCGTTCGCACCTTTGGCTGACGTTGTTTTCAATGCGGTCGGCAAGCTTTCCGCCGCTCTCGCTGGCCTGAAGATCAACCAGTACGTCCATGACGTGCGGCATTTCATGAAGACCAACGAGGACTTCAAGGATGTGCTCGCCGCGGTGAAGGTTGGCCTGAAGGCGTTCGGTGTTGTAGCCAAGTTCGCTTTCTCGATCCTGAAGGACTCATTGAAGGGCGCATGGACTTACGCGAAGGGCGTGTTCCAGGCGATGCGTGGCGTCATCAAGTTGACCTCCGGTGTTCTCACCGGGGATTGGAAGAAGGCGTGGGAGGGTGTCAAGGACATCTTCCGCGGCTCGACCAAGGTGGTGCTCGGTGTGTTGCGGGGCATGACGGCCCCTGCCCGCAAGATCGGCGGCTTGATCATGAAGGGCCTGAAG